ACCACAGATGTCGGCACTGTTTTGGCTCGTGATGGCAGTTATATCTACATCGCATTCCAAGATCAATATGGCAACAACTATGCGCTAGAACGATACGATAACGAGATACTGGAAGTTTTTCCAGACGTATAAATAAAATGTATGCCCGAGTGGCGCAGCGGTAGCGCAACTCCTTTACACGGAGAGGGTCGGCGGTTCAATCCCGTCCTCGGGTACCAAAGTTAATGCCCCTATAACTCAGTTGGTAGAGTGCCAGTTTTGTAAACTGGATGTCGTGGGTTCGAATCCTGCTGGGGGCACCAAAATTGATGGACAATAGTTCAATGGTAGAATCCCGCACTGTTAATGCGGTTGTTGTAGGTTCGAGTCCTACTTGTCCAGCCAATCCTTCAATGACATAAATAAAATCAAAAAGGATTTGTTTATGTTAACATTCAAAGAGTTTCTTGCTGAAAAAAGACCCATGGTTGCCTCGAATAAGATCGAGACGAACAAAGCGGCTTTAGCAAAGCGGCTGAACAAAGACGGATGGAAGTCTGTCGGTGGTACCAATCATGAGAAGTTTAGACACGACACAAACAAGAATGTCATTGTTCTCCCGTATCACAGAGACATCAGCATCGGTGTTGCTAGGCAAGTTCACCAGCAAGCAGGATATATCTAACGCGGGTCAAGCATTAAAGTGATGTGTTAGTCTCCAAAACTAAAGAACACGGGGCGGTACCGTGGACCTTGCGCCAAAAACGTGCTCCTCACGCCTCTCAAAGAAGCGCACCCGAGGAGCCTCTTTTTCTCTTGATTTATTAAATCGGCTATGATATTCTGGTATTAGAAACGAGAGAAATCATTATGCTAGTTGTTGTCAGTAACGAATCCGATGTTTGGTTTGATAATCATCAGATCATTCAAGCGGCATATTTTTATGCTGGCATTCTTTTGACAAAGAAACGAGCCGAAAAGATCATTCTTTATATCGATATCAATCCTAATATTACAGACATGGCTAGTTGTGTCTGTGAAGAGAACAAGCAAAGTCCCAACGAGTTTACCATTACGATTCGTGGCGATGATGATGACGATGACATCCTTCGCAGTCTCGCACACGAAATGGTCCATCTCAAGCAACATGCTAAGAATGAACTTCGCACCAGTCTGGTGCTTTCTAAAGGCGGCAAATCTAAGACTGTGGTAAAGTGGCACGGCAAGACCGTTCGCTTCACTAAGAATGAACACCGTTACTTTGATGCTCCATGGGAAGTCGAAGCGTATGGTCGTGAAGGCAGCCTTTATAATCGCTTCCTAGATTCGATAGAAAAGGATTGACTTTCTCGTTCTAATGACTATGATGGTACTGTGAGATAGAGGAGAGAATGATGGGATTTGCACATCCAGCATTTAACAATATCGGTAAATGCAAAACTAAACTAAACGCAAAGCAGCAACGAGCAAAGGAAGAGCATGAAAAGTGGCTCCGAAAGCAAGGGCTGCATACAGAACAACTTGCGGCTAGAAAACCCAACAAAGGAATACGGCTACAAGATAACGAAGTTCGCAGTCAACCAAAGCACAAAACCTCTGATAAAGTTGGAAATGGCTTTGTTAAAGAAACGAATACATACACAGGAGCAAACCTCTTAGGTATCGCAGTGATGCACAAGAGTTGTTTGGTGCCAGTTTTTAGTAAAGAGAATGCGACCGAAATCGCTTCTATGAGGAGATAATATGGCTAAAGACTTTTTTGAAGCAGCGTTGGATATATCACTCAAGCATGTGAGTGAACTTGGCAATCGTGCCGATCGTCTTGCTGAAGCGATCTATGGATTACTTGAAGGCGGTGACCCTGAAGATGCAGCGGTATTGCTGGACGAATATGGTTATACCGATGAAAACGGCGAGTGGATTTATGGAGATGATGAATGATGAAAACTGTTGAAGTGCATCCTAGCGTGGTTGACCGTTTGGTCATCGAGGCTATTATGGAGCAAATTGGATACGTAAAGGACTTCATCTATAATCTAAAGGCTAAGAAGAAGAGCGAAGGCTTGAAGCCATATGAGCAAGAAGACCTAGATGACAACAAGAAGCAACTGAAGCACCTTACGGCTGTGGCAGATTATTTCGGTGCAAATGTTTATGGGTAAATGGGCAGATAGGTTTTTACAACTAGCAGAACATATTGGCGAATGGTCACATGATCCACGAACCAAAGTTGGCGCTGTTATCGTTGACGACAAGAACCGAGTCGTTTCTATTGGTTACAACGGATTCCCACGAGGAGTTCTAGACAAGGAAGACCGATACAATGATCGCCCTACTAAACATCTATTCGTATGCCATGCTGAAAGAAATGCGCTCGACAATGCTCCTCTCAGTGTTGAAGGATGCACAATGTTTGTGCCATTACTTCCTTGCAATGAGTGTGCCAAGAGCATCATCCAGTGTGGTATCTCCAGAGTTATCACACGAAAGCCAGATCGAGAAGACACATTCAACTGGGACATCACCCTAAAAATGTTTGAAGAGTCTGGCATTTCTGTTGCGTATAAAGACAAAATCTGATATAAATAACCTTGCCAATGCTTCGGGTTGGCTTAACAAAAACTCTCGCTTAACAGGAGATAACTATGAGTTATATTAAATTCGGTGATCCATTTGTGGATTTTGAAAAGTTTCTGGTCGGTAAAGACCAAGTTGCTGAACAATACGCAAGAATGGTCAAACAGGCTTCAGAAGCCGTAAAGAACTATCCTCCATACAATATCAAGAAAGTTGACGATAACAAGTATGTTATTGAGATGGCTGTTGCTGGATTCGGCAAGCAAGACATCGAGTTAACTCTTGAAGATGGCACACTTACAATCAATGGTAAACTTGAGACTATCGACCAACTAACGGCTGATGGCATCAAGCAAACATTCTTGCATAAGGGTATTGCTGATCGTGGGTTTACTCGCAAGTTCACACTCGCGGATAACGTTGAAGTGAAGAACGCTGATCTGTTCAATGGTATGTTGAAGGTTTGGTTGGAAGCAATCATCCCTGAATCAAAGAAGCCAAAGAAGATCGATATCAACGCTGGCGAAAAGCCAACAGACAAAAGTCAATTTTTAAAGGAATAAAATGTCAACTCAATTTGTAACTAAAGCAGCAACAAGAGCGAGTCTTGTTTTTGGTGCGGCGCTCACCACGGTAGTAATTTTGACTGCCTTTTCTGTAATCTAAAAGAAAAGAGGGGATTTCGGTCCCCTCTTTTTTATTGGCTGTTATGTCAGTCATAAAGATGCTTTATGAACGTTATATCAGTCACTATTACAATGAACCGCCTGCTTGGAAGTGAGCCAGTTTGCGCCCATTCGTAAACTGAAAATGCGGAAACTCTTTAAAGGTTTTCCAATCTCCAGCCCATTCTAACCCTTGGGCTTTACCAGCAGCGCCGACTTTCTGCCATAGCACACCGTCTTCACCTTTGGTACCCCATACAGGCTTGCCATGGCGAAGTGGCACAACGTCATACGCAACTCGATAGTTGTGAAGTGACTGACCAGCCTTGGCATTCGTCACCTTAGATCCAGGAGTTGTTCTGCCGATAGCATACAGCCGTTCTTGTTCTGCACTGTCACGATATGTGCATGTAATGATAATATCAATCCCAATAGCATCACATGCTGCAATATGGGCACGTGCTTTGGCTGCTACAATTGGATGAAGGTCTTCAAGTTTTCTACTACTAATCATGTTATCCTCATTGACTATTGTTAGGTGGTATGATATTCTAAACTTTCGTAACCAGCAAGAAGGAGTTCCGATGCGGTTTTACACAAGTGTTATTCGTCGAAGCAATGAAATCCTAGTCCGTGGTATTGATAACGGTAAGCAATTCAAGAAGTCTTACAAGTATCGTCCATATTTATTCGTTCCATCAAAAGAAGTTACCAAGTTCAGGACACTAAAGGACGAGTCTGTCGCTAAGATGGACTTCGAATCTATGTCTTCGGCTAAAGAGTTTCTTGACACATACAAAGACGTGGCTGGCATGTCCATCTATGGCTTGAACGATTGGGTCTACCTATTCATCCAAGATTATTATCGCGGGCAGATCAAGTATGATCCGTCGGCTGTATCAGTGTGCTCAATCGACATTGAAACGGAAGTCAAAGGTGGATTCCCTGATATCGGTCTTGCTGAAAATGCTATCACTGCAATCACTCTTGGGCGCAATGGCAAGAAGGTATGTTTCGGCTACAAAGACTACACACCACACAAGCCAAACATCAAGTATTATAAGTTTGTTGACGAGAAGGCCATGCTTGATGGCTTCCTTGAAATCTGGCAATCAGAAGAGTTTAACCCAGATGTTATCACGGGTTGGAACATCGAGTTCTTTGATATTCCATATCTGATCAACCGCATTCGCCTCATTCTTGGTGCTAACGCAGCAAACAAGTTGTCGCCTTGGGGCATTCTAAGAGAATATGAAGTTGAGACTCGTGGCAGAAAGAACCAAGCGTTCCGTCCACTCGGTGTCAACGTGCTTGATTATATGGCACTCTACAAGAAGTTCACATACAATCAACAGGAGTCGTATAAACTAGACCACATTGCATTCACAGAACTTGGTGAACGTAAGTTGGACTATTCTGATTACACGGGTCTACAAGATTTGTATGAGCGAAACTTTCAACTCTATATGGAATACAACATCCATGACGTTGACTTGGTTGAACGCCTAGAAGATAAGATGAAGTTGATTGAACTGGTCTTTGCCATGGCTTATGATGCCAAGGTGAACTATGAAGATACACTTACCTCTGTGAAGCAGTGGGATATTCTTATTCATAACTATCTTATGGATCATAACCGAGTTATTCCACAATACAAGAATAAGAACACAGGAGAGCCACTTGTTGGCGGTCACGTCAAAGATCCAAAGATCGGTCTAAGTAAATGGGTTGTCTCTTTTGACTTGAACAGCCTGTATCCACACTTGATCATGCAATACAACATTAGCCCAGAGATGTTTGTTGGTAAGCAGTTGGTGTTTCCAACGATTGATCAAATCTTGGCTGGCTATTCTATTCCTGATACTGAATATTCAACAGCGGCTAACGGTTGCCTCTATACCAAAACCAAGCAAGGCTTTCTTCCCGCTTTGATGGAGAAGATGTATAGTGATCGGACCATCTACAAGAAGCAGATGATCGAGGTCAAGAAGGAGTATGAGAAGACCAAAAACTCTGAGTTGCTCAAAGAGATTTCACGCCTTGATAATCTCCAGATGGCTAAGAAGATCCAGTTGAACTCTGCTTATGGCGCTCTTGGTAATCAGTGGTTCCGTTGGTTCGACCTTAACCATGCTGAGGCTATCACCATGTCTGGTCAGTTGTCCATTCGTTGGATCGAACAGAAGATGAACCAGTATCTGAATAAACTTTTCAAGACAAAAGATGTGGATTATGTTATCGCTTCTGATACAGACTCCATCTATGTGACGCTTGACTCATTGGTCCAGATGGCATTGCCTAACGAGACCGATGAACGTAAGATCGTGGCATTCATTGACAAGGCTTGCAAGCAACAGATCGAGCCATTCATTGACAAGGCTTACCAAGAGTTGGCCGAGAAGATGAATGCGTATGCTCAAAAGATGCAGATGAAACGAGAGAACATTGCCAACAAGGGCATCTGGAAAGCCAAGAAGATGTATATCCTCAACGTCTGGAACAGCGAGGGTGTGCAATACGACGCACCCAAACTTAAGATGATGGGCATTGAAGCGGTTCGGTCGTCAACACCAGCCGCTTGCCGTGATAACATTAAGAATGCTCTTAGTATCATCATGAACGAGACTGAAGCCGATCTCCACAAGTTCGTGGCTAACTTCCGTGAAGAGTTCAAGGCTATGGACTTTGAACAGATCGCATTCCCTCGTGGCATCAGCGATATGGGCAAGTGGAACAAGAACAAGTCACTGTCATACGATAGTGGCACACCTATCCACGTCAAGGGTGGTATCTTCTACAACAACATCATCAAGCAAAAGAATCTCGGTGATAAATATGAAACCATTGCCGATGGCGATAAGATTAAGTTCTGTTATATGAAGCGCCCCAATCCATATGACATTACGGTCTTGTCTTGCTCAAATGCATTGCCACCAGAGTTTGGTCTAGAAGATTATATTGATTATGAGACACAGTTTACTAAGTCATTTGAAGATCCGATCAAGGGTATTACTAACACCATTGGTTGGAACACTGAGAAAAGAGCAACATTAGATGATTGGTTCTCTTAAAATCATTGACTTAGCCGTGAATACCAAGTATATTGAATCATCGACAACAAAGGAGACATTATGTCAGCACTACTAGATAAGTTGAAGAAGAACAGCACTATCAAAGATACCGCAATCGTAGCAGACTCCAAGTTCTTTAATAAGAAGGACATGATTTCTACCAGCGTGCCAGCAATCAACATTGCTCTGTCTGGCAAGATTGACGGCGGTCTTACTCCTGGCTTGACCATGTGGGCAGGACCTTCGAAGCACTTCAAGACCATGTTCAGTCTGATCATGGCAAAGAGTTACATGGACAAGTATGAAGATGCGGTCATGCTGTTCTATGACTCAGAGTTCGGCACACCCAAGGCTTACTTTGAGTCGCTTGGTATTGATACGCAACGTATCGTCCATACGCCACTCCTTGATGTTGAACAACTGAAGTTTGATATCATGCAGCAAATCACCAACCTCACACGCGGTGATCATGTTATCGTTGTCATCGACTCTATCGGCAATCTAGCCTCTAAGAAAGAAGTTGAAGATGCTTTGGACGGCAGTTCAAAGGCTGATATGTCCCGTGCCAAGCAACTGAAGTCGTTGTTCCGTATGGTCACGCCACACTTGACCATGAAGGACATTCCAATGGTTGTGGTCAATCACACATACAAGACAATGGAACTTTATGCTAAGGACGTTGTTGGTGGTGGTACTGGTTCGTATTATTCAGCGGACAACATCTTCATTCTCGGTCGTCAACAAGAGAAGGACGGCAAGGACCTAACGGGTTACAACTTCATTATCAATGTGGAGAAGTCGCGCTATGTCCGTGAGAAGTCAAAGATTCCCATCACGGTATCGTTTGATGGCGGTCTGTCCAAGTGGTCTGGTCTGCTAGAGATGGCGCTAGAGTCTGGTCATGTTATCAAGCCTAAGGTTGGCTGGTATCAAGCGGTTGATCCAGAGACTGGTGAAGTCATTGAAGGCGCAAAGAACTATCGTGAAGCGGACACAGACTCTAAGGAGTTCTGGTTGCCTATTCTGAAGTCTCCATCGTTCAACAAGTATGTGGAGAACAAGTATTGCATCTCTCATGGTGCTCTTATCTCTGCCGAAGATAACACCGCTGAAGTTTACACAGACCTAGATGAGGATAACTAATGAACATTGAGAACGTAATCTTTGAAAATCTAATCCACAATGAAGATTATGCTCGCAAGGTCATTCCCTTTCTAAAGACCGAATATTTTACCAACAAATCAGACCAGATTGTATTTGATTTGATTGATGAGTATGTCAAAAAGTACAACGCTTTCCCCACAAAGGAAGCGTTGGAAATTGACTTGTCAGATAAGAGCGGGCTAAATGAAGAAGTCTACAAGAATGCCAAGGACAATATCAGAGGCATTGAAGTAACTGATATCGTTGAAATCGATTGGCTTCTAGATAAGACAGAAGCGTTCTGTAAAGATAAAGCAATCTACAACGCCTTGATTGAGTCTATCAAGATCGTGGACAAGAAAGACGACAAGATTTCTGTGGGAGCGATCCCTAAGATCCTGTCTGATGCTCTAGCAGTGTCATTTGATACTAACATCGGTCACGATTTCCTTGAAGACTCCGCAAGTCGCTATGAGTTTTATCACAAGAAAGAAGTCCGTATCCCGTTTGATCTTGACTATCTTAACAAGATCACTGGTGGTGGGTTGCCTAGAAAGACACTCAACATCATCCTAGCGGGCACTGGCGTCGGTAAGAGTTTGTTCATGTGTCACATGGCAGCACACAACCTAACGCAAGGCCAGAACGTCCTGTATATCACTCTAGAAATGTCTGAAGAGAAGATTGCGGAGCGTATCGATGCGAACCTTCTGGACACGCCTCTTGATCAACTGAAAGAGATGTCTCTGGAATCTTATGAAAAGAAGATTGACAGGATCAGGCGCAAGACAACAGGCAAACTGATTGTTAAGGAATATCCAACCGCGTCTGCTGGCAGTGCTAACTTCCGCTATCTGCTTCAAGAACTGAGACTGAAGAAGAACTTTATCCCAGATGTCATCTATGTGGACTATCTGAATATCTGTTCCAGTTCTCGGATCAAGGCTGGTGCGAATGTCAACTCCTACACCTACGTCAAGTCTATCGCAGAAGAACTCCGTGGTCTTGCGGTTGAGTTTAATGTGCCTCTGATATCAGCGACACAGACGACTCGATCTGGCTTTAGCAACTCTGATGTCGGATTGGAAGACACGTCTGAATCATTCGGTCTGCCAGCAACAGCCGACTTTATGATTGCTGCAATCACCAGCGAAGAACTCCAACTGTTGAACCAGATCATGGTGAAGCAACTGAAGAACCGATATGGTGATCCAAACTACTATAAGAAGTTTGTCGTTGGTATCAATCGTGCCAAGATGAAACTCTATGATGTAGAAGAGTCTGCACAGGAAGATATCGTGGATGATCGACCTGTGATGGATAAGTCCGACTATGGGCATCGTTATGAAGAAGAATCTAAGCCTAAGCCAAAGTTCAACAAACCATCTTACAAGGATTTTAAATAATGGTATCGTATAAGATTGTGAATATGAGTGCGGATAAGATGCACTGTGACATCCTAGAGACTGCAACCAATCAACTGATTGAGACTAACATCCCAGCGGCTGATGCTAAGGAGCGGTGCAGGGAGTTGAACTTCGGCGCATTCTTCGATGGATGGACTCCGTCGTTCTTTATGATCAAAACGAAGATTCTTGAAGACGCATAACAGACTTTAAAATCAAACTCACAGAGGCGGTCTTCGGGCTGCCTCTTTTTTTGTTTTGATACCATCATTTCTTTTGACTTATTAAACTGGATGCGCTATGGTAAGTTATAGACAGAAACAAGGAAAAATATCATGGCTTATATGTCTCAAGAACGCAAAGCGACCATCGCTCCCGTTGTCAAGGCTCTGCTCAAGAAGCACGGCTTGAAGGGCAGCCTTTCGGTTCGCGATCATACGAATCTGGTTCTGACCATCAAAGAAGGCGCGATTGATTTCATTCAAAACGCCAACGATAATCTGGAAAGCAACAAGTCGGCTCATGGTCGCTTTGCATACATTCCCGAGAAAGATTGCATCCAAGTCAATCACTATTACATCTCTGACTATTTCAGCGATAAAGCCGCACAGGCTTTGATTGAACTCCGTGATGCAATGATGGTCGGCAATCATAACAACAGCGACAGCCAATCTGACTATTTTGATGTGGGCTGGTATATCAACATTCACGTCGGTCGCTGGAACGCTCCCTATAAGTTGGCCGCATAATAACGGTTGCGTTATTATTCTGGATATGCGATATTAAGTTATAGAGAGATTTGCTCTCGCTTTGAAATGGGAAAAGAAAATGAGTGTTCATGAACTGTTTTATCAAGTCGACCGCATGGTTGAAAAGTTTATCGATGGTCTAGAGGGTGCGTCTCCTGTGCAACTCGGTCTTGATTATCGTGCTGGTGGCAGCGGTCTTATGGTCAACGAAGAATGCATCGTTGTTCCTTCTAGCCAAGATCGTACCATGCAATATTACGGTGGCTTTGAATATGTCGATAAGCGTGACCGTCGTGAGTTTGGTCCCTATGTGATCTATACGGCCGAGTTCAATAGCCGCGTTCGAGATTGTAT